GACAGAACAGATCGGTATTAGTATTCGCGATATCGACATAGCTGTTCCGAGAGTGCCCGAACGCCACGCCGCCCGTCAAATAGAGCAACGCAGGATCGACCGCGACAGGCTGGCTGGGGAACTAGGACCCTTTGGACCCCCAGATGAAAGCCAACGATTTCAATAAGCCTATGTAAATAAAGTGCTTTTCAAGCCGGACTGTTACGAGTAACTGTTACGAATCCCTGTTACGAGGATTCGAATGGCACTCGCATCGAACATCGCCCGGCGAGCCGGTAGCGCGGTTTACTACGCTCGGCTTGGCGTGCCGCCTGACCTGCAGGCGAACATGAAAAAGAAAGAGCTTTGGAAATCGCTTGGCACCCGTGAGCCACGCGAAGCCCGTGAGAAGGTTCTGCCGGTGCTGATGCTATGGCGCGCCGAATTTGCTGAACTGCGCAAGCGCCGTGAGCCGACGCCTGACGATCTTCAGAGCGCGGTATGGACGCATTACGAATCTGAACTGGAACACGATCGCCGGGCGCGCGCGGCCCTGCCCACTGCCGCGACGGTTCAGGACGCCACTCGCCAGCTTGCCGCCGATATCGAAAAGGGGAGCGTCCCTTGGTCCGATGATCCGATCGTCCAGTTGAGCGCGACCATTGAAATCATGGTTATGCAAGACGCGGCAAAAATGGACCGCGAAAGGCGGGCCGTGCATCTTACAGAGCTTAGGAAGCATCTCGCGACCGGCGAAACGGCCTTGATAAGTTGGGCCGCTGACGGCGTGATTGGGCGGGAACGGCTCTTGATCGAAAAGGGATCACCGGCCTATCGCGATCTTTGCCAGCGATTGCAGCGCGCTCAAATTCAGGCGCTTGAGCGCGCGGCGGAACGTGACATCGGTAAGTTCGACGGCGTAGCAACGGACCCGCTTGTGACGCCGCCTGATCCGACCATGGGCAATAGGTTCGCATTGCCCGGCGAATCGATCATGGAATTATACGATCGGTTCAAAACCGAAAAGATCGGCTCGGCTAGGCCGGACACGTGGGATCAGAATCGAAAGATTGTGAAGCTGTTCGCCGAGTTCATCGGAGAAACCTCGCACGTGTCGGCGATCAGCCGCAAATCCGTTCGGGACTGGAAACACAAGCTGGCGCTCTGGCCTTTGAAGGCTGGCGACATGAAAGTGTTTGCTGGCCTGTCATTTCGCAAGGTGATCGATGCGAACGTGGCGCTGGGCAAGCCAACGATCAGCCAAAAGACCATCAATAAATATCTGTCCGCCGTTGGCAGCTTCGCGTCCTGGCTCTTGCAGAATGAATATCTAGATCAGGACGTGATGAGCGGAATGTATCTCTCGCTCGATAAGCGAAAAAAGGTGCGCTTCCCGTTCTCGTCTGATCAACTCAACACGATCTTTCGCTCGCCGTTATTCGGGACGTGCACGGGCGACGATCAAGAAAGCAAACCGGGTAATGTCGCCATTCGCGACTGGCGATATTGGCTGCCGTGGATCGGCCTGTATAGTGGCGCGCGGCTTGGCGAAATGGCGCAACTTTCGACCGTGGATATTCGTCGGCAACACGGCGTTTGGATCATGCACATAACGGAAGAGGGATCACCGCTCAAATCGACCAAGACGACGGGGTCAATGCGCGTCGTTCCGATCCATAGCGAATTGATCAAGCTCGGCTTGATCGAATATCATGCTGGCGTGGTTGCGCGGGGCGAGAAGCAACTGTTCCCGGAAATCAAACCGGACAAGCGCGGCTTCTTTTCCGGTGAGCCATCCGCGTTTTTTGCCGGCTACTTCCGCGATATCGGTGTGAAGGTGGATAAGAAGGTGAACTTTCACAGCTTCCGCCACGGTATCGCCGATGCGTTCCGGAACGCGGGATATTACGACGAACAGTTCAACGTGCTGCTAGGCCACACCAAGGCGACGACGACTGGCATATATGGCAACGTGCCGCAGGGCATTCTCAGCGAGCGCGTTAAGATGATTGAGGCGATTAGCTATCTTGGCTTTGACTAATCCACAATTTCGCAGGCGTTGCGCCAGACAGATCATCCTTATCGGTTCATGTATAAGGCCAAAAATGAGAATCTCGACGAAAACTCGGCAAGCTGCATGACCGCGACCTCCCCGGATTCCGAACACTTGGCGGCTGCAAAGCAGTGGCGAAAAGATTTGCGGCGCTATTTGGAATTGTTCGCCGGCGCGTTCGATGAATTACATGGCGCGGTCATAAAGCAGATCAACCTGCCGGGTCAGTATGTCGGCCCGCACCACGACTATCCTGTCATGTCTTTGCTAGACAGTGGCTTCCCTCATTTCACTGAGACGGGGTTTTATAAGGACAACGCTCCCCCAGATTACCTGAGCACGGTTCGACCGGGTCTCGGTGGGCTTTTGGCTGGCCTCGGGCGTCCCAAGATGAATTCCCCAAAGGGTGATGAACTCAAATCCTTCCTGCTAAGTCATGAATTAGGCAAGAGATTGGGTCTGGGTATGCTTGCAGACATTCGCATTGATGGCTTGGTTGGCGATGCAGTTGAGCGATACTTACACCTGCATGGACGGAACGCTCCTGTCGATGCCAAACGTCGTGACGCTATCATTCGACCTTTAGTATTCGGAACCGTTTTCCTAAGTCTTGATCTCCGACTCGTTGTTCCAATCACCATGACTCACTTCGAGGTGGACCATTTTCGATTTACCGAAACAACCTATATTGCTCGCATGCCAAAGAAACTACAGTTGGCAAGAGCACGAATGAGCACGATGGGATCAGGAGCAGTTCGGATGGTGGTCGGTGCAGCCACACATGCGTTCGTATCCAATGGTTGGAGTCTCGAAGCTGAAGACATCGATCATGTGCGCAAGTCGCTGGGTCAGTCGTCCTCGAATGTTTTAGATGCGACCGATACTTTTTTTGGCGCGCTGAGAGTCGCGACGGGCATTAGCACTGGCTACGCACAGATACTATGGCTGCCAAGACGTTGGGCACTAGACTACTTCTGCGAACTCACTCCCGCTTACGGCACAACTCTGCGCCGCTATCCGAGCGAGTATGATAACTATGGATGGATAGCCCGTGGAGATACGGTTACAGCCGAGCAACTCAATGAGGTGCGTCGCATCTATTTAGCCGCTTTGAACAGCCAGAGCGAGGCTGTCAGGCTGGCGCTAAATCGGTTGAGCGGATGTCTCACACGCCCCGATGCGGCAGATGCCATTCTCGACGGAACAATTGGCCTCGAACTGCTGCTTGGTGACGACGAAAACCAATCACTGTCCTACAAGCTTCGGCTTCGCGCTGCCGCGCTCGCAGTGTTGCAGGCTGACCCCGCATATCCGGCGGCGGAAGTCGCTTCCAAAGTGAAGCGGCTTTACAAGGCCAGGTCCGTAATCGTCCACGGGAGGCGAAAAAAACCGTCTAAAAAGGCCTCCGAACCAACCGGCACTAGCAACGTCAACGAGCGATTGCTTGCCTCTGACCTGCTTCGTTTTGTGCTCAACGTGATACTCACTAATCCCCAGTATCAAGAGCCGGCGAGGATCGACGAGGGATTGCTTCTTAGGGGTGACGAAATTATTGCGGCGCGAAAGGAGGCTGGGAAGCGACCTATTCGACGCCGGAAGCCGCGCGTGGGGGCGAAAGCTGCCGACCAAGGCACATGAATGCAGCCACGCGAAAGAGGCACTAAGGCCCTACGATTCACTGAGGATTGAGCAATGCAGTGGCGCTCGTAATGGTAGTGTAACAGCGCGAATCAGGAGAGCGCGATGACTAAGCCACCACCACCGCCCCCGCCGCCAACTACTGTTCAGAAGGGCACCGTTCCGAGACCGCCGGCGCCGCCGCCGCCAAAGCCGAGCCGAATTAGCTAGGTTCGCGAAGAATATACTACCCAGACGATCGCGGCGCCAACCATGGGGGCCGCGATGCCGCAGGCGTATGCCTTCATGAGATGACCTGAGGCGCGGTCACTGTGGCGCTCGTTGTGGCCAACGGTGTCGATGGATTGAGCCACATAGGCGATGGCAGTTGAACGAAGGTCAACGTTGTGTTCAAGCGCCCAATTCCAAAATAGCGGCTTCCTAGATGGCAAATAAATCGGTTTGGTCCAAAGCACTACGATGGCGCATACGCATCCAAAAAAAAGGGTGGTCGCCGTTCCACCGATCATGAGGCCGACAAATAACGTCAGGTTGCCGGCTTGATTTAGTGCAACGGCTCCCGTCGTTAGAGCGACAATCACGGGCACATACACAGAAAGCACCCTGAGTGCCTTGTCGTCGTGAACCAGCAACAATTTTACGAGTTGCTCTTCATGTCGCGCGGCGTCTTGGAGTGCCTGCTTGGCAACTTCGTCAGACGAAGCGCTCGGCGTTTCTGGAAGTGGCCAAGCATCTATCGGTGTTCCCGGCATGCGAAAAATCCCCCGCAGTATTAAGCGCGGAGGACCAGAGGTTGCAAGGGCATCAAGTCTTCGGTAGCCTGAAATCTAGTCCTAGTTTGGCTAACGCAATTGCCAAAACCTGTTCGCTTTGATCCCATCCTCCGCAATACTCTGGCGAAAGAGCGATCGTTAATACGGCAATGCTGCCGTCGTCTATCCGCGCGCGCACGGCATCGAACACAGCTTCAATGTATTCATGCGAGACCATCAATTGTCGCTTGTCCGCATCTTTCGCGTCACAAAAGAAATAATCTAGGTCGATGTTTGCGATCCACGGTGCTTGCTTTGGTTCAATCCAATAGTCCAGATTTTCTGGGACCTGCCAAAGATAGTGTTCCCACATTTCATCCAATTTCGGCTTCTGTCCGTCATCGTGGGTCGCGAAATGGCAACTTGTCAGGAATTGGTTGAATAGCTGCAGATAGATGGAAAGGTAGTTGTCGAATCGAAATAACTGCATTTCCCCTACTGAAGCCTCATACGAGTGGCTGAGATATTCATCAATCGACAGACGCCAGTTCGCTGGAAGATTTTCCAACCATTCTTCCATTCCACAATTCAACGTGTCGTAGTGGCGATCAATGTGAAAAAGTGCGTGCGACTTCGTCGGATCAATATGTTGAAGCCAACACCAAAGTGCGGCGCGGTGATTGTCCATCACGTAGACGTTGCCATGGTGCCAAAGAAAGTTCTGCTCAAAATATCCGGAATAGTTTCTGCCTTTAAACGGCACCAAAAATTCGCCGGAAGTGCTCGGGGTCATTTCTCTTTCCTGTCATTAGCAATCGACATGGGCCAGATGTTGCCATGCTCGCCCAGCGCAATCTTGATTTCGTCCGGGTCAACGCCGGTCATTACGGCGATGGCGTCAACGGCGCGCCGGTAGTTCTCAGTCGGAACGTAAATCTCAGTCATGGTGTGATGCTTCCTTGCCCTGCGGACCATCCGCGCAATTTGATTCGCAGGTTGAGTGAATCGTGTCAAACAAGTAGTTATTGACTATTTCATGCCGACTGCATGGCGTCATAAAGCCGGTGACCTTCGCGGCGTAGCTCCTTGGGGATCGTCAGGGACTTGCCGGTGATGATTAGGCGGCGCGCGGCTGGCCCCTGCTTTAGGACATACCGCACCCAACCGTCAGCATCGGTCATGGGCTGCAGGTCGAGCTGGTGGTTCTCGGCCTCTTTGTCGTCGTCCGGCCATTTACCCCCGATCGCGAGCAGCGCCACTTTGACGGCCGGCGCGCTGGACTTCTTGGTGTGAATGGCGCCGTGAAGATGCAGGCGACCGTCCTGAGTAGCACCAGCGCCAAACCAGTAGCTCGGCACCTCGCCAATCATTCGGTTAAAGACCCGATCAAGATCGCGCTTGAGGGAGTCAATGAAGCCCTTGGGGTGGCGCTGGGCTTCAGCAATCCTTTCAGGTGTCAGATTGAGGCTGAACGCCGCCACGTCGCTCCAGCACCCCTCTGGCGATTGTCCAAGCGACACAAGGCCACGGTTGGCGAATGTAAGCTTTAACCGGTCGCTTGAATGCTCCCACACTGGTAGCTGAACGTTGTCGTTGACGGCGTGTAGGTGCGAGGGAAGAGGGTTGAACCAAGGGTCTATAAGGAGCGGAAGAGGGTCGGACCAATCGTCTACTAAAGGGGCGTCAAACTCAGGCGAGACCGGTTTGGAAGTTGTCGGAATGTTTCCAAGGGTTTGAATGTCATTTTTGTCTAAGCGCCGAAAGCGTCGCGTGACTTTATTGGACCGCGATTTCGTCGGAACGTCGATGACTTTATTCGACCATGCCGGTGGTGCCGTGACTTTATTCGACCATTCCGCTTCCGGTGCGATGTCGTCATTGTCGGCAACGGGCGTAACGGGATCAGGCGCGACAGCATACGGGGGAACGTCGTGTTGCTTCAGCAACCCGCCGAGAGCTTCGATAACCTCTTCGTTGGTCTCTTCGACGATCGGCGTGAGGTGGAGATCGTCCAGCCAACTGAGATCATCTGAAATTTTTTCTGACTGATCTTCAATTTTTTTGCTATACTGATCGTCGGGAATGGCTTTTCGTCTGAGCAATGGCAAGTCGTTCTCCTTGAGTTACAGCCTTCCATGTTCGCCGCATGGGGGGCTGTTTTCGTTTAGTGACGTGGTAGTGGCGACGGCTCCTAAATGGGTTGCTCTCTAGTATAGCGTTTGGAGGGGAGGCTCCGCTTATCGGCGCAAAATCCCGCCCGGACGGCTTTGAGTGCGAATTTCATGGGCTATGATCGAACGCATTGACTGTTCGGCTGCTTTTGCGATCGCCTCGCCCATCGCAGCATGATCGCGGGCCGATGCGCCGGGCTGGCCCTGAACGGTGACATTGAACGTAGCGGCGACCGCGGTTTGGTTTCCGCCGATCATGGGGCCGGCGCTTGGCGAGGGCAGGCTAGATGCCAGCCCGCCCGCTGCGAAACCTCTTAAGTGTCCGCTGTTGATCGCCTCTAACAGCGATCGATTTTGAGCGGTCGCGCGGGCATTGACGACGAATTCGCCGTCGCTGAGCCGCGCGGGGATACTGTCTGACGTGCCAGTGCCAGGACCATCGATGATGCCACCACCGGCCCGCAATACGGGACCGATGAACGCGCCGTCGCCGGGCAGCGGCAACGCTGATCCGCCGCCGGTTAGTAACGATCCAATGGCCCCAAACAGTCCGCCGACGCCGCCATTCGTGCCAGCGAGGCCGAACAACTTGGCAAATGCGCCCTCGCCAGTGATCGCCGCCATGAGCATCTGGCGCGATAGGTTGCTGAAGACGTTCGCCATGATGGAACCAAAATTGGCGCCCTTCTTTCCCATCTGATCAAGAATATCGACGACCTGATTTCCGGAGTAGCGAAGCGCATCCTGCACGCCTTGGAATGCGGCTTGCTGTTCGCGCGCCGCTTTCGCCGCCGCAAGCATTTTGTCGGCTTGCTCTGCGATCTTGGGATTCGTGGCTTCCGTGATGCCATACAGTTCTTTGCCAGCCGCCGCATTGGCGCGCTTAGCCGCCTCTTCGAGATTGGCGACGATCTTGGCCCGTTCGAGCGCTTCGCTGTTCTTGCCGATGCTGGCAGTTTCCGCGTTGACGATCGCGATATGCTTATTGCCCTGATCAAGCGCAACCTCAAACGGGTCGCGGATGGGGACTTGGGTTTGCGGCGATGTTGACGGTGCCTGCGACTTGTCGCCCAAAACCTTGGTTTCGGAATCGATCGCATCTTTCATCGCCTTCCGAACGGCGGCGGGATTGCTCAGCAGGCCAGCAAGTTTGGTATTCGCGGGCGAGCCTTCACCCGTGGTTCCGATCGATGTAATGCCGAGCGATGCGGGATCTGAATTGAGACCAAGCTTTTCGGTGATTTCGGTCAGCTTGGTCCAGAATGGCGCACTGCCGGCGCGCGCTAATATGTCGGGGATTTCCTTGAGCGCGGCGTAAAGGTCGTTTCCGACGCCAACGGCCTTCGCCATGTATTCATAAATCGAAACCCAACTTTCGTGATAATTCATGCCGAGCTTGGCGAGATCATCCTGAATCGGCTTGAATCGTTCGCTCAGAACCTTCTGCGCATCTTCCAGCCGGGTTTTGAGATCGATCGCGCGCCCGATTTCCTCATCAGAGACGATCTTGGACGCGGCCAACTTGTCGGCGGTGTCCAGCATCTCTTTCAAATAGGTGGAATTGGAGCGCAGATTGTCGGCGATGTTTGAGCCAAAAACCTTCTCAGCTAGATCAAGCGCAGCAAGGCGCTCGCCTTTGTCGAGTGAGTCGCTGATCAGGGCGACGGTTGCGCGTAGCTTGGCTTCTGTTCCGACCGCATTACTGATGGCGGACACGTTACCGTTGCCAGCGAAATTGCCCGCGCCGGTCAATTCAGCAATTCGCTTATCAAGATCACTACCGCCTAACCGGGCTTGTGATTTGCTGGCGAACTTGTCGAGTGCAGCATTGATGTCATCAACGGTGAGCTTCAACGCCTCACCGGATTTAGTCATGCGCTGGAAAAAGTCAGTCGAAACACCCGCCTTACCGGCGCGGTCGGCGGTGTTGTAAAAATCCTCAATCTTCTGCTTTGCAAGATCGGTCGCATAGCCCATCAGTTCGAACACGCCTTTGACAGCGGTGATGCCAACGGCAAGAGGGCCGAGGATACCAAGGAAGGTCCGAAAACCGCCGACAACGGTCCCGATCGTGCCAGCGGTTGCCAACACAGACGCATTGGCGTCAATAAAACCTTTCGCAATGGCGCGGGTTGCCGTTCCGGTAAGGGCGCTGGTTTCTTGCATTCCCTTCTTTAATTCGTCGAGGTTAAGCCTGACTGGAATATTAAGCTGCGGGGGCACGGGCATCCCCCACAAACAACGCGGCCAAAACTTCAATTGCGATTAACACATTCGGCGCCAGTGGCTTGCTGCGAACATGCGCAGCTAGGACGGCTTCAGCGTCACGCTTGGACAATCCCCCGCCGATCAAGCCAAGCTCCAGGACGCGCTCAACATCATCGATCGAATAATTGCCAGCGTCGAAACGCGACAAGCACGCCGCGGGAGTGTTGCCGTTCGGGCCGGGAATGCCGCGAAACGAAAGAACGTTCCTGACCCAAGGATGATTGAGGTTAAAGGTGTTTTTGCCCCCCGCCCAAGAGATTACACGGGCGCATTCGTTGTCGGTCATTTCAAAACCTCACTTACAGCTTCATTGATGGCGTCTTGCATGTCGTCACGCATGGCGTTGTAGGTCGAATAGAAAAATGGGCGCGCGGATTGATGCGAGGTGCCAAACTCAAAGCCCACGGCGTAGTCATATGGCTTGCCACTGCCCTCGCGGATATCTTTTGTAGTTAGATCGCCACCGGCCTGAACGAAAAACTCAAGATCGTTTCCGCCCGGAACAACCGTGCATGACGCTTCAAGGTCGCCGGTCTCTTCCGGTGATTGCTCCAAAGATTGCAGCGCCTCTCTCTGTGCCGCTGACAGCAGCTCGGCTTGCTCGCGAACAACGCCCGATAGCTGTTCCGTGAGTCGGTCCGGCAAGGCGTTCAGATAGGCGTCTAGATCATCGGTCATGTTGATCAGTTCCAAACCAACATTTCGGGCGTCACAGCGGGGTTGCTGTAGAACGATCGCTGATCCTCGCCAGTGGCGGCGCGCGAAAGGGCCATCCATGTGGCGACCGCGCCGTCAATGCGATCGGTGCTCTTGCCCTTGTGCATGACGCGGTTGCCCGCGCTATCGGTGTGAATGGCGATGTTCGAAAAGCACCAACGCAAGACGGGGTGTCCGCCATGCTGAAAATTCCCGCCGACGATGGCGCGCTCAAGCTCGTTGAGGGCAGGGGACTGAGTCGCCCACCCCTGGCGCATGGTCATGACGGGAAAGCCGGCCTCAAGTAGCGGGGCCATCACGCCTTGAGCATAGGCCACGTCGAACGCGATTTCCTGAACTTGGTAACGATCGTAAAGATCGCGGATGCAAAGCTCTACGGCGCGGTAGTCAATGACATTGCCGGGGGTTGGCGTGATCAGCCGATCTTTGCCCCATTGGACATAGGGAACGCCATCGCGCTCAGAGCGGGCGCGGAGGTTATCGGCGGGGCAAAAGAAATGCGGAAGGACGATAAAACGGTCATCAATGTGAAAGCAGGCGACAACGGCTGTTAGGTCCGTTGTCGTGCTCATATCGACGCCAATCCAGCACGGCTTGCCGATAAGGGCATCGAGATCGATGGCGTCGGCGCCCGCGTCATACGTCGCCATGTCAACGAACGGATCAGAGGTATGGTCTAACCAGATATTCAAATTGAGCTGGCGAAAACTCTCTCGATCGCCGGGCCGGTTCGCAGCTTCCCGCGCGAACTGGCGCAAGCCGGCGAGATCGGGGTAGCCGTGTTTCAGGCCGGGGTTTACGCGGTGCCAAAGCTCTTCGTCGCGCCAGTCGCAATCCGCTGGCGCTTCGAACAAGATCGGCAGTGTTGCGGGATCATCGATTTCACCTAAGGCGACCTTGCGCGCATAAGAATATTGATCGTGGGCGATGTTTTCTTGCCCGCGCCCGGCAGTGGTGGTGATCACGTTCAGCGAGCCGGCAGTCTTGAGTAGGCCGGTTTTGAGCGCTTCCCATAGATCGCGTTTCGTCCAAGCGTGAATCTCATCCATAAGTGTGAACGTCGGAGTCCGCCCGTGCTGCGTCTTGGCGTCGGCTGAAATCGCTTCAACGCGCGAACCAGAACGGACGTGACGAAAGCGGTTGCGGTAATCCTCGATCTTAACCAGTCGCTCAATGCGAGGATCTTCCTGAATGACGCTCACGGCCTCTTCGAACGCGATGCGCGCCTGTTTTTGGTCGGCGGCGGCGCAAATGACTTGCCCGCCCTGAACTTTCTCAGGGCCGATGGCGTGTAGGAGCGTCAGCGCAGCCCCCAGAGTGGTTTTGCGGTTGCCACGCGGGATCATTGCGAACACCGTTTTAACGACGCGGGTGCCGTCCGCATGGCGCGGGCCGTAGATGCGCCGAATGATACGTTCCATCCATCGATCAAGCTGGAACGCGCGACGGGGCGCGGTTGATTTCGGATGCCTGAGATTGCGCAGGAACCGAATGGCCCTTTCGCCGTCTCCAAAGGTGTCATCGATTTGCGAGTCATCATCGATCCAAGAAGGATAGGTCATCATCATTTTCGTCGTCGCGGATGGCAGGGCGCGACCGCGACACGGGCGTCAAGCCAAGCTCCGCGGCTAAAAGCCGGGCGCGGGTCATGGCGTCCGATTGAATTCGGACTGCGGGATGCGCGCGCAAGCCGCGCGTTGTTTCGACCACGTGACCCTCTTTGGCGATCAACCGTTCCATTTCCCGAACTTGCCCGATGGCGATACAATAGCTTTCGAGACTGCCAAGATCGGCGGAAGTAAGAATGCGCCGTTTGGTAAGATCGGGCATCACGCGCCGCCATTCGGCCTTGGCGTGTTTAGACAGCCAGCCGGGCGCGTTGATCACGGCGTCAAGCGCGTTGCGATCGACCGCTAGCTCAGGTTTCCGGCCTCTCATCGCGCAACCCTCTCGACAAGAATCGGAATGCGCGGCAGGCTTATGCCATGGATAGAAAGAATCTTCCGGGCTTGAGCCCGTTGTGGCTGATATCGCTCGCGTTGGTGCTTGGCACAGCGATTGTGGTGATGATACCCGTGTCGATTAGCGGAGGCGATGCTATTAAGGCTTCCGACTGGATCGGCTTTGCGGGTAGTGTTGTTTCTGGTGCAATGACGCTGATCGCTGCGACCATCGCTTGGTTTGCTGTTAAGCGGCAGATCGATGCAAGTGAAGCTATCGCTCAATATAGAGAACGAGAGGTGCTTGCGGTGATGAAAGCCGAATTGGCTTTGCCGCTTCACACGATCAAGCATGTTTGGCAGCGCGCAGATTTGGCACTTGAGGAAGGTATCAGTCAGGATAAGCGCGAATTCCGAATCTCGACCGTAATAGCGAGCTTTGACTATCTTCCGGGCAAACAGAAGATCGATGATCTGCGAATGCAATCCAAGGGACTCAGCCCGATCAAGGAGCGTAACTTCATTGGCGTCCTTTGGTGGCTCGAACACTCGCTGAATCTTCCAGAGATGACTCGGCGACCGCTGGCGGTTGGCGAAGAATTGATCCACAGGAAGATGAGGGTTGTAAGAAACGCTCGCGAGTTTTGTTCGAATTTCGCCGATGCCATTGGGGCCTTCGATCAGGAATATGCAAACATTTTCAAAGGTCGGAATCGTCGCAAAAGCAACATACCGTCTATGATTGAGCAAATTACGCACTTGGCCAAAAGCTACGATGAGCAAGAACCTGACTGAAGCTAATTTCATCAAGGTCATGGTCCGACGCGCTCGCAAACAATGTCCAAGCCAACGCGCCGGCCGATTTCCTTGATGGTCATGATCTTGAAAGCTTGGTCTTGATAGCAGACGCGGTTTTCCAGCGTGACACCATCAATCCAACGCATTCGAAAGGTGATCACGTTGTCAGAAGTGTCGCCGCGTTCCCCCTCGCGATCGGAAATGGCGTTTTCCAGTTTCTGAGCGCGCATCGTGGCAAACACAGTCCACACGTCGATCGGCGTGCCATACAGGTCAAGCCCGGTTGACCGTTGCTGGATTTGAATGACCCGATCTAGGTTTCCGGCGCGCATCACTTTGCTTTCATGATGCCCGCGACGGTGACGATGCCGTGCGAGTATGAGCCGTGCGGGTCGCGCAAGAACCGGGTTTGCGTCACTCGGAGATCGTGGCAGACGAAATTCTCAAGGATCAGCACGCCCTCAATCTGCGCATCGATGCGAACTGCCGCGACGATCACGCTGGCGATTTGCTTTGACGTCGTTAGGCCAGGTTCCTGAACCCAAATATGCAAAGTGGCGTGAGTGGTCGAACTGAACCGCTTGTAGAGCGTCTGACCCTCGCCAATGTTGACGCCGGGCAAGCGCTCAGGCCGTCCGGTGCTATCGAGAACGTTATCGGCAGGAACCAACGCCAATAGGTCCGCGCTCGCTAGCAGACGCGCGCGAATCCCCTTTTGCAGATCCAATGAGGGCTCAAAAGCGGTCATCCGCACACAAACGGGGTGTAGGGAGTAAGCAGTTCAAGGACGCCAAACGGCAATGATTGCGCCGTCGCGCCGACAAGAGAGGCTTCCCGGTTCGCGTAGAGGTGCGCCGCAAGCTGGCGGATGGCCTCATTCACCGGCTTGGGCGTAGCGGAATCGCTTGGAATGCCGGTGTATTTTGCAATCCATTCGGCTGCCGTCGCCAATTTGTCGGCGATGATCACGTCATCGTCTGAAACCGTGACGCGCAGGTGCGCTTTCATATCTTCGAGGGAAATCGCCATTTTTACGAATTCCCTATTTCCGGCAAACCACGCGCGACGGGAATGGACCGGTCAGAAGCGCTTTCCAAAAGGTCAACGACCACCCCCCGGTCTAACGACCGACCCATGATGGCGTGCAGGTCGCGGTTGAACTGGCGTAGCGTGCTGTTGAACTGGCGCTGCATCGAAAGGTAATGGCGCTTGAGTTCAACGTCGTGCTCAGACGGTGTCAGCACGCGTGGTTGCTGAGGCGGCTTTGGCCGACGGTTCGGACCGCGCTGGCGAACGGGTGTGGTTAGGGCTTTCGTTACCGACCAACCGTTCTCAAGCCGCATGTAAATGACGGCATGGTGGATGCCTACCTCTTTGCTCCAGCCTGCGATGGTGTTCGTCTTGCCTTTGTGGGTGATCAGGTGAGGTGCGGACATTAGAGGTTCCTATTGTTGGTGTGGCGTTCAAGAGATTGCTTGCGGCTGGAATGGCAGGGCGATGACGCCATGGGTTGCCAATTGGACCGCGACCAAAACAGGCGCTTGTCGCCGCGATGGGGAATAATGTGGTCAACCATGTTGGCCGTGCGACCGCAGCCACAAGCACATAGGCGGTTCATGGGAAGCGCCAGGAACGCTTTGCTTTCGCGCTGCCACTTGCTGTCATATCCGCGCGCTTGCGCTGATGGACGGAGCTTGTCGGCTTCAGCTTTGCGGCGTTGCCGGCAAATGCAGACGACGTTGCCAGCAACTAGGTTGCCACAGCTACAGATACGGGGTGCTTTCACTGGCATGATGGCACCTGCGACATAGAGGTGACGGTTAGATCGCCCAGCGCGTTCAGATGACGACGCGTGCTGGCATCTGATTTCGCTATGGTGGTTTCGTCGCTCTTGCCGCTGCCAAACATGGCGCTGAGCAATTCGCGGCGGCCTTTATAGGCCTCTGTGATTTCAGCCGGGGTAGCTTCCCAAGCGTCCGCAGGCGTCCAGCCGAGCCATCCTGTTGCGAGCCTGAAGAGGCGAGCGTGATATTCGGCGAACGGAATGCGTTCGGCGTCGGGTGCTGGTTCACTGGTTGCGTCACCGTCAATGCCAGCAAGCGCCATGACATGAGCAATCAGCGGCTCGCTGATCCGCTCAATTACAATCCGGAAAGGCAGTGCATCGATGCAATTCAGAAAGTTCGAACGCGGTTCGGCGCTTTCGCGAATTACATCAGCCATAATAGAAAAATTGCCGTCAGCAATGCCTTTGATGATCTTGTCGAAGCCATCGTGGCGACGCTCCAAACGAAACGCGGCGCGCAAAGATGGACGAAGGCAAATCGTCTCATGATCGAGTGTGATCTTGATTTCATCTTGTGCGAGCCGCATTGGTTTACGCGACCGGGCGCGTGTTGGAGTGGCCCAGAACACCCATTGCCGAAACCGGCGCGCTGCCGGAATTGCCAGTGGGGGTGATGGTCAGGCGGGTGAAACCCTTGCCGCCGATGTAGCCAAGTTTTCGCGTTACGGCGTCATTTGCGAACGTAAAGCCCGCAAGCGCTTCCGTTCCGAGAAGATCTTCGTCAGGCACCGGAACGGCGTCTGACAAATCGGCCGCGTCACCATGTTCCAGAAGCACCGCGAACGTCGCATCAGCATCAGTAAGGGCGCCGGTCTGAATTGCGTAGGTTAGTGACTGGAAATTCGCATGGCTGATGATCGCGCCAACGATCGGCGTGTTATCGCTGACCGTGACTGGCGCAATCGCAGGAACAAATTTCAGATTATGATAGGTGTCTCGCATGGTGTGGTGTTTCCTTAGTTCATGAATTCAGGGAGTGTTCAGGCGCGGGACGCGCCTGAACCGTTGATGATCAGCTCGCTACCATCTTGAGCTTGCGAAGGGCCTGCGGCCGCACCACGTCACCGCCAACACGGCGGCGCGCATGAAACCGAACCAGCGATTTCTTGGCCTGTGTGAACGGATCGCGGAGCATGGTCAGCGACACCCGGTCATAGATGCGGTAGCCCGTGTTGAAATCGCCGAACACGATCGGGAAATTGCCGGCGCCGATGTCAGGCATATCGATCGCCTCAATCACGGGGCGACCAAGGAACGTATCCGGCTGACCTTCGATAAGGCTATCCTGCCAGAGATACTGACCGACAGTATCCTTGAGCTTGCGGATGGTCGCAATCGACGTGCTGTTGAGCATCCATGCGCCGTTGTTCCGGTAGGCCGGAGGCAATGAATACAGCAAGTCGATCAACGAATCTGCGCTCAGAACGGTTGTGCTGCCGTTCGGAAAATACGCAACGTCCGGGTGAACCAACACGCCACGCGGCTGCTTAATGCCGGTGCCGTTGACGAACGCGGTGCCTTCCTTCTTGCCGAAATCCTCTGAGAGGGCGAGATTCAATTCGGCTTCAACGTTCTGAACCGAATCCTCCAGCAACTGCACCGAAATATCGGCGTAGGTTTTCATACCGAAGGTCGGAATTTCGAGCTGACCGAAGGCGGGTTCGGACTCTTCCGAATCTTCGATTTCGCCTTCCCACAACGCGTTGGTAATGCCGGTGCGCTTGGGCAGGATGACCGACGGGGAGCCGGTCTGGCCGACATACGCCGCCGCGCGAACGGGCGAGAACAGCGTAAGCAGCCGGATCATTTCGGTCGTGAGCTGCGGGGGTGCGAGGTAGCCGCCGCCGGTATCGTTGGCGACAACGAGGGCTTTCACCTCCAGTTGATCCATCGCTTCGCGACCGCCGCGAACGTATGACGTAAACGCCTTGCGCTCGATGCCGCCGTTGTCGTTATCCGCCTTCAATTCGACGGTGCCAGGGCGATTGAGCTTGGCTTCCATGGCATCAAGCCGAGCTTTCAGCTTGGCGTCATCGGCGGATTTGGTTTCGATCGGCTTCAGACGATCGTCCAGCGCCGTTTGAAAACCAGCTAGCGCCTTGGTGACGATGGTTGCGGGATCGTTTTCATCCGCAGCGTCTTTGAGTTCGAGTCGTGCGAGATTATTCATTGGTAGTCCTCAGTCCAAGCGCTGCCGTGGCGCGGTTAATGGCCTCGGCGATTACAAGGGCCGTGGTGTCAGATTTTGCGCTGATAATTCTTGCGCGAGGATGCAAGGGATTTTTGACGACGCTGATTTCGTAGAGATCAAGCGCCGAGATCACGCGGTTGCGTCCCTGCCGCGTTGAGGCTTTCGTTTTGAAGCCGATTGAAAGGCCAGTAACGAGGCCGCCCTTGATCAAGCCATGCACGGCGCGGGCGCGCGGCTGTTCCATATGCAGCTTGCCCTTGGTGACTAGGCCCTCAGCGGTTTCGCTTGCTTCATTCCATGTGCCGATAAGATCGTCGGGGTTGTGACCGAACAGCATTGGCAATTCGGCGACGGCAAAACTGAAGGCACCTTTGGTGATGATGTCGTTGCTGCTATCAGCGGAACCGAACGGCCAAGCCATACCGGTGATGGTCCCAGCGTCGTCAACAGTGATGGCAGCTTTTATTTCAAGCCTGTCCATTTGGCGCCTCATGATTGGGTTGTCCGAACCAGAGGGCGTCAAGGATTGCGACGGCTAGCGGATAGGTTTCAGACAGCGGAC